TTTTGTTGCACCTGTAGGAACAATTCCGCTAGAAATATAAACAGAAATTACTTTACCAATAGCAGCCGTTGTTCCATCTGAAAATGAAACTGGAGTAGAGTTAATTGCAGGGGCGGTAAAAACCAATCCAGTTTGGTCTGAAGTAATAGAAGTTACAAACGTAATAATTTCATTTGTGTCTAAAAGATTTGTGCAATCTATATCAAACCAAATATTTTCAGAGGTTCTTTTTTGTAAAATATATGTATTAGTCATTTGCGTGCCAATAATCCCGTCTAGGTAAAACGTGCCAAATCTTTTCAGATGTATTAAATATTGGCTTGCAATAATAAACATCTATTGCATTGCCGTTTTCTATTATAGCAATATAAACATAAACTTTTTCTGATTGAGTATCTTGTGCGTTACCTGATTCAGATATATTAACAGGAGCAATTACAGCTTTTGACAAGAAATCTTGTGCGTTTCCTGCTTCAACAACAGAAACATTTGCTCTCATATTTTCCGTTACTGTATCTAACGCATTACCATTTTCTGCAACAGAAGCATAACCAATTAATTGTTGTGAAACAGTATCACTTGCCAAGCCTGATTCAATAATGCTTAATAAAGCAGACATTGCTTCTAATTGAATGTCTTGTGCATTGCCAGCTTCAGATATAACACAATAAGCCGTTAATGTTTGAAATACATTATCTTGAGCATTACCAGCTTCAGAAATTGTTGTAGGCGCACTTAATGATTCTGATTGTGTATCTAAAGCATTACCTACTTCAGAAATATTAGCAGGTGCAGACATTGATTCAGATTGCGTATCTGTAGCACTTCCTAATTCTGTTATTACAGAATTTGTTGCCATTGATTCATTTTGTAAATCGGATGCACTTCCAGCTTCCGTAATTCCTTCAAAATAAAGTGCGCTAGTCATCCATCCCGTTACGTTACTTACAATAGTATTACCTTGATTTGAAGGTGCATACCATGTGCCACCAGTTGCATTGTTATCTTGTAAAGAAGTATATGTAACTGTATTTACAACACCAGTTGGGCTGGTTATGATAGCTTGAGTACCTGCTACAGTGCTATTAATAGTAACTAAGTTACCTGCTGTGCCGTTGACGTTAAAGTTAGTTACTTTAGTATTGGTGCTAGTACCAAATGTAATTGTAGTAGGACTAACAGTATTACTAATAGTATTAAATGTGTTTGAGCTGCTAATCGTTAAAGCATTACTGCTAGATTGCGTTAAGTTATTAAATGTAAGTCCACCACCATTAAATGTGCCAATACCACTTCCGTTAAATACAATCGTAGAAGTTGATGGGACAAGTGTCATACCTGTTGTAGTAGCCCCAGCCCAAACTGTACCTGTACCTGTTAAAGTCCATGTGCCTGAACCCATCTTTAATGTTCTAGTATTGGTATTAGATGAGTTAAACAATCCTGTAGATACGTTTTTACCATTAGCATCAAATGTGCCTGATGTAAAATTAAATGTATTTGCAGAACCAATTGTTAAATTGTCTTGAAGTTGAACTGTTTGTGTTCCATTGGGGACTAATCCGCTATTTATAGTTACCCCATTTGTAGTGATTGTTTGTGTTGTTGCAACATTTGAAGAAAAGAATATGCTATTTGCAACAGCAGTATATGTCATACCACTATTTAAAACTAAATTACGATATAAATATAAGTTGAATGCAACCCTTGTGAATGTTCCAGTGAACCCTGTAAAGTTTAAAGTTCCAAGATATACAGTTGCACTCGTGGCAACAATGTCAGAACCTGCGGTTACATAAATATCAGGTACGTTTGCTTCACTTGCACCAACACTACCAAATCCGATTGTTCTTGTTCCTGTAGAACCTGAATAGGTTAAATTAACTGTTGGCGTACCTGTATAAGTATAACCTGTAGCTGTTGTCATATTGAACACAGTGGCACCACTACCTGTTACAGTAATATTACCTGTTCCAAAAGCAATTGCACGAGTACTGGAGTTTGAAGAACTAAATAATCCTGTTGTTAATGAATAGTTACCTGCACCACCATTAGTTAAATCTAGCGTACCTGCATTAAGTGTATAAGTTAATGTAGAGCCTAATGTTAAGTTACCATTAAGTGCTAATGTTCCACCATTACCATTTTGATTTATGTTTTGTGGAAAAGAAACTCCAGCGGAAGTAATGGTAGCTGTTCCACTTTGTTTAAAAAATTGTAATGTGCCTGTGCCACTTACTGTAATTGCAGAACTTAAAGTGTAATCACCATATAAACCTGGACTTGTTGTTCCTGTTGCAAATGTAGCAGCATTAGTTCTAGAAGCAAAAGATAACGTTGGTATTTGATAGTTAGCATTTAAAGTAATCGTATTGCCAGTTGTTAAGCCAGCATTATCAATAATAATAGTATCTTGAGCTAATGGAAAAGCCGTTGTTGTACCGCCAGTATTGCCTGATGATGTAGACCATACGGCACCGTTCCAGTTAGCAGATGCAGCAGAGTTCCAATAAACAGTTCTAGCAGCATCAAAAGTAATATTTGTATTGCCAAAACAGTTACCAATTCTAGTACCTGACCAAGTTGCAGCACCAGCACCAGTAATATCTCTAAAATCAATATCAGTCATTGCTGCTAATGTAGCAACTGAAATTGTGGCTGGATTACCTTGACTGACTGCAAATATGCCTAATCTTGCAACACCTGTTGTACCTGACCCTAAAGTCAAAGTTCCGTTTACTGTAGTTGTTACGGCTGAAGGAAATAAAACTTGTCCATACCCAGCAGCTGCACGGGCAGCAAAAGTTAAATTATTAAATGTATTTGCACCAGTAATTGTAACAGTACTAATAGCTGTGCTTGTAAACGATACGTTATAAAATGTAAGTCCTGCACCAGCAAAAGTAGGTGATGCGCTAGAACAATTAATTGTTGATGTGCCAGCATTGAATGTTAGATTCGTTGCAAGCATTGTTATAGAAGAAGTACCCGATAAGGTAATTGTTGATGAACCTAAATTAACTGTACATGCGTATACACTTGCATTTCGGATAATACTACCTGAGGTAATATTAAAATTGCCAGTATTAAAAGTACCATAATTGGTATATATGGAGCCTGTAGTTAACGCACTTCCTAAAGTCCATCCCCCACCTACACCATTAAAAATTAAAGTTACATTTGATAATGCTATTCCATTAGTAGTTAGCGTATTTCCAGTTGAAGTGGATGAAAAAAGAATAGCCCCACCAGCCGTACCACTAAAAACAAAGTTGGTTGCTGGTATTGTCATAGAACCGTAGCAGTTTAATTGTGCTGTAGCCCCCATAGTAAGCGTCATCGCACCATCTAGACCAGAGGTACTAAAGTTTGCACAATTAGAAGGGGTTACAGATGTGCCTGTAACTGTTACAGTAAACGCAGATGTACCTGTATTGGAGTTGGCATCAAAGACCACATTGTCAGCAGACGTAGGCGCACTTGCACCGCCAGCACCGCCAGAAGTAGCAGACCAGTTTGTTGTTGTGGTAGCATCCCAGTTACCACTCCCACCAACCCAATACCTAGTCGCCATTTATTAAGCAGCAGCTAATTCTGATTGTTTGAAATAGCGTTGTTGCGTTTCGCCATCTGAATCAACATAGGTTACCAAAACAGTAATTTCACCTGTTGATGAATCAAAAGCAAAACCTTCTACTGTTCCTTGAATTGGAGCTGGAAGAATTTGTGTTACTGATTGACCGTTTTTTAATTCCATGATTTTATCCTTATAGGCTTAATGAATAAGTAACTTGAACTACGTTACCAGTATTAACAGGTTGGTCGCCACCAGTAAACAAGCCAGCAGAAAGCAATGTACCTGCGGTGCTTAAAATAGTAGTTACTGCACCAGTACCATAAACAATAAATGCGCCTTTTAATGTGCCTGTGCTTGTCATTGTAAATGTTACGGCAGAAGCAGTAGAAATAGCACCAGCAGAAGCAGTACCAAAGCTAGGAGCAACACGAGCTGAGAATGTTGGAGCATTAGTTGTACCGGCTTCAGTCCATCCGCTATGTGAAGCCATTGTATCGCCAGCAACAGGACCTGTTGTGTATGATACAGATGAAATTAAACCCATGTATGGACCAACTACGGTATAAGCAGAACCTGTCAATGCTGTTTGAAGCATTAAGTTTTTACCAACGGTTGCAACTACATTGTGTACGGTATCTTCCCATAGCAATGGACCACCTTCGTATTCAAAGCACTTGAAAGTGTAAACACCTTCAGCTTGGCAAGACTCACCCATAACAGCTAAAGAGCTGATAGAAGCGTTTGCTGATTCAACAGCGTTTAATTTATCTTTCATGTTTAATCCTCTAAATCAAAGTTAATAACGGGCTTGCAGATACAACGACAATTGGGTAAGTCACCAGGAAGCCCATGAACATCACTTCCGTACATCACTCCAATGAATGGCGGGTTATCGAAAGAATACTCGTTCCCACTCATTCTTATATGCAATTCACGAGGCTCTTTACCACCGCCCGAATGAATCCAAATAAACTTTTTAACGCCAATGGCTTTTAACCTTGTCGTGTTAATAGATTGAAAAGCCTTGCGTGTTTGGTCTAAAGCAACAAGCCTTGCGTGTCTTACGTTGCCTTTATATTTCTTCGTTAGGAAAGGAACTAAATCTTCCATCCCTTTGCCTGTTGTAATGGAGCGCATTACCTGACTTTGCACTTCATTCAAGAACTTATAAGGTATGATTTTAATCAAGTTTGCAGCCTCTAATGTGCTTGCCTTGATGACCTCTTGTAATTGTTCATTAGAAAATGAAGTATCTATGCTCAAATCAGGTAATGCTTCTTTTAACGAATTACGCAATGTAATCGTTGAGTTCTTTATAGTACGCTGAATCATACGCTCAGTCGCACTCTTGGCAATCTCATCAAATCTAGGCTGCCATTTTCTTAATAACCAATTGAGCAAGATACGGGATTGACTTGCCAATGAAGCATCCATTGCTTGTCCGTAATGATTCTCGTTAAAAGTCTTTTTCAACTCTCTTTGAACGTCACGAAACATCAATCCTAGTTCATTGACAATAGGCTTTGCGTAATCAGTTGAAATCCCAACATTAGGACGTAAAGCAGAACCGATTATATTATTT